TCCAGCAAGCTCGCATAGATCTCCAAGTTCAATATGCTTATTATCAAGGATTGGAGATTCTAAACTGCAGGAGGTATAAGATTTAAGTCCATTTGTACCATCAATAAAACAGAATTCTGGATATTTTCCTTCTAATAATTCATGAGCAAATACTTTCTTACGTTCTCCTGAATGACGAATCATCACCCACATTTCATGATTTGGAGTTACTTTGATATCAACATGTTTACCCGTAAAATGTATCATCTTTCCATTGTAATTTCGTATATGTTCTAAGTTCGGTAGATGATATTCTAATTCTTTTGTTTCTGGATTATATGTAGCAATACGATTAGAATCTTTATCTATATCTAAGTAGTGTTTCCATCCGTTTTCAGTTAGAGTCAAAGTGTTTTCGTCATAACACTCGACTTCACCCATAGCTACTGGTGAAACACCAAGGCCTGCAAAAATGCGTTTCTTGAAGTGATTAACGAATGAGAGTATATCGACAGGAGTATTGTTATTTGAAGGCACTTCTATAGAGTGATGCCCAGGAACAACAAGCATACCATAAGCTGGCATTGAGTTGATAGTAGAACTAACGTCTTCTACTTCTCCAGGAGCAGGCGGAATATCTTTATTTCCTACCTTATATAAATATAATGGTATAGAGTATTGGAAACCTAGAATCTCAATTTCTTCTTCAAGCTTACGAAGAGCCCTAACATCATCAAGAATCGGAAGTAGACTAGACATTCCAGTTAAGGTCCCAGGAATTTTATTAAATGAGATATGTATAACATCACGCTCATCGTAATAATGTTCCTGTCCTCTAACTACTTGTTTATATTGAACTACAGTACCTTTTGGGTTAAGACCAATTTCCATAGTTGTAGCTTCGGCTACGAACAGCCCAACTACAGGGTTCATATTCTTACCATACATTCTGAATGACTTACCGTATCTTGATTTATTGTTATCTCTAACCTTAATAAGATATGCGTTAGCGTAGGTAACAAGCTGTCGTGAAAGGAGTTCGATCGTTTCATATAAAGAAACCCCAGTAAGAAGTTCTATTTCTTTAATTCGTTGATCAACATGGCGTTGTATCTTCTCATCTTTAGATACATGCTCAAAGCCGTTCTTCATTATCTGTTCAACAAATAGATTAACAACTCTTCTAAGAATGCCATCTAATTGAACCGCATTAGCTAGTGTTGGAAAATCATATTCTGGTCTGAAGAAATCAACATTGTTACGTAGTCGCTGATTCCTTCTTGTTGTTCTGATGTGGCGAATACCAGCAAACTTATATGTTGGATCTTCTATATCTTTTTTATCTACAAGCGATCGACCATTAGCAAGAACTTCTTCAGTTGGTACTTTTGGTTCAGAAACTAATGCTTTAATAGCGGCATTTACTCTTTCGGTTATATTCATGATATATTTTTATTCCTAATCCTATCTAGATAATTTTTAAGGTCCTGTCCTCCAGGAAATCCTGCGCACCCATCTGAAACTTTTTTCATAGATTGTTCTATCGAGTCGCCACTAAAGCCATAGTTTTGTTTAATAAAGTTAGCTACCGAATCATTTGATAATCTTGCTATATAAGTGCCATTTTGTGCTAGTTTATTCCGAGGATCGGTAGATCCAAAATCACTATCTTTTAGTCTTGAGTCAGTATCTCCGACAGTTACTGTTCTGTTATCATCACCAACTATTAACGGTACTCGTTGTCCTGCAGGGGCGTCTGGATTAACAAGGGCAGAATCAGGATCCAATATAATGTCTGCGGCGTTAGTATTGGAAGACTCGGCAGGATCACCAGCATATACGTTATCTGGGATATACGCGTACTCGACGCACAGATCAAAATTGATCACTGCCTGCTTTAGCTTAACAAGTAAATCCCTGAACCACCTGAGAAACTCTAAGTTCTTGTTTTGTGCTATTAAGGCAGCATCAAGTTGTCGTTTCCAAGAGCTACGTTCCCCAGCCACAAAACCCCTTATCTTGTCCATTATCTCATCAAATAAACCATAGTCACTAATATACTTTTTGATGATGTCTAGGAATTGTTGGAAAGGTAAACAACCAGCCCAAAGCGAACCGCCTTTAACGCTGTCATCTATCCAATCCATAATGGACTGTAAAATAGAGTCTCTTATAGTATAGAGTGTTTCTTGTAATAAAAGTAGTATAGCGCCCATTAAGGCACCAAAAATTTCTTTAATAAAATCTGGTATGAAAATTATAATCTTACGTAAGTCCCTAGAAATAAACGCTATCATGAAATCTATGAAGACAATTAACGTATCTAAGAATTTTCCAAAACCAGTATCAGCTATCATGAGTTCAATTTTTTCTTGGCTATTAGGATTAATCGTGGTCTGATAGCTAATCCATATAGCATTAATTAAACAACACAGAACTTCGGGGTCATTAAACCAACCAGCCATTGTATTTAACATTTCAGTAGCAAAACTTTTTAAAATCGGTTTATCAATTTCATTGACTAAACCGCGAAGTATAGCAGACCGCTCATTAAGGAATTTTCCTATACGTGTTCTTCTATTTCCTAATGTAGATGAATACAGGCTTCCGATACTAAGATCGTTAATCGCGTCAGATGACTGCTCTAAGATATTACTAATTGAATCTAGATTTTCAGTAATATTATTAGGATTTGGTTGTTGTTGATTTGGGACCATTTGGTCTTCCTGCTGCTGTTAGCTTAACTGATTTTTCGTTATTATACCTAAAGGCATAAAGTTTATTAGTTAATTTTTCTGTCTTTTGTTTAAACTTTCTAGTAGTTTCATCGTCTTTTAGTACACGACATAAGAACTTCTCGTATTCTACGTGAGCTCGCATCTTCCTAATAGCAGGCAGAAACAACACTGCACCAGAAACATACCCATAGTCATTTTTATGCATAATTAAACTCCAAAGTTTTCCCTAACTTGAACACCAAGATTAGTTTGTAATGTTGGATCATTTGCGTTTGCTTGTTTAGCACTATATGATGTATCTTCTACTGCTAGGATAACTCGGGAGGCCGCCTTTAGGCATTCAGGAGACATACCGAGACCTTCAGGAACAGTAGTGTCCACGCCTTCTATAAAGTCATCTGATGTGATACATAGATCATCTGCCAGTACATCTATTCCAGGACCACCTGCATCTATGCCATTGTCGTCGCTTGCTAAACCTGCAGGACCTTCACCTTCTTCAACTTGTTTGGATTTAGGGCATCCATCTTCAACATCAGTACAATCTATTTCTACTATAGGATCGTAATCTTTTTTATTCCATAACTTTGGCGGAACATTACATAATAATATTCCTCTTAATCTATTAAGAAGTTTATTCAATGGGCCTTTAGCGTCTTTGTACTTATTTTCTGGTGTACCCGTAAGAAGTTCTGTAGGTTTTTTCTTAAATATTCTATAATGTTTATCTTTCCATTCTATTGAACGAAATAATAATAGAAGACTATCTATTGGTATAGCTACAATTTTTCGGGCAGGATTGATGATAGCTAGGTCTACTAAGAACTTTGGCCAAATCATATTCCACCACAACATTAGTATAATATGAAGAATCATTTCCAGGAGATTATCTTCAAAATCGTCTAGAATTTCTTCGTTCTTAGGTAGTACTGGTTCTTCAGGAACACTTCCTCCACCACCAGGACGAAGCTTAAATAAATCAGAGGCGGCTGCTGTTATCTGAGAGCACTCCATCCAAGGACCATCTACGTGACCATCTCCAATTAAGGCGTCTAGAATAGGATCTCTACGAAAGGTTACAATAGCCGCGTGCTCTATAATTGCACTAGCAGTATTAAATACTTCCATAGTAATTGAATTTTCTCCACCGAGCCGCTGGACCGCTTTCAGTAATCCTTTGTTATTAGGATCAACTGGAATATTCATGTCTCTAGTTAGTTGATCAGACATGTCTTCGAGTTGTTCAACAAGATCTTCGAGCTCATCTACACTATTAATAAGACCATCTACGTCTTTATCTGCTTGAAGGGCGTCTGAGTCTGGAGTTTCCGCAGATGTTGATACTGCAGATGTTGCTGTTTTCTTTAATGGAAATTTAATCCTGCCTTCTACATTAAGAAAATTACCAAAAGCCTGAGCTATTTCTGGTGGTATTTCTCCAATAGGCAGATTGTTAATATCAATGGCCATTAAAAGCTCCTGCGTCCAAATGGGCCTTGGCTAAAATTAATAGAACGTTGTCCAAATATTGGCATCTGCCCTCGCCGTGGTTTGTGTTTATTCATATAGTAGTCTTCTTTTTCAGGGTCAATGTGTCCCTGGAATCGTGAATTTTTAATTGGACTATTCTGTGTTTCCATTTCTCTTCTTGGATAATATGCGCCTCTAGGATCAGGCATTGGTATTAAATTGTGTATAAATGTCTGAGTTAAGATACTTCCAAAATTCTGCTGGAAACCATATATAGCAAGGTTAAACGCATCTAATATATGATCATCACCTTCGTAAGAGAATTCTCCTCTTGCCGTAATATTCTTAACCCTGTATCCTCTCATCTGTCCTACCAATCTAGTCGGCTGGTCTTCTTCCTTAGGTAGGATAAACATATGTTCTTCTAAACTTAACACAGAAAAGTTAATCATCAAAGATTTATTACGTTTCTTCACTTTTTGCTTAGCTACATGATCCCAATGCTCTGTTGTAGCACCAGAGTCTATAACTCTTAATTTCTTATGAAGCTCTAGTTCAGGATGTTGACGCCCGAAGATACTAAGCTCTTCTATATTAGTATCGCCAGCCCCATAATCTACGTAAACATAATCTATCTTATATTGTCTAAGCAATTTAATAATCTCTTCTCGGGTCATGCGCTGCGTGGCGTCTTTTGATTTAATTCCTCTTCTATAGAATAGTCTATATTTACCTGTAAAATCAATAGTAACGTCACGTTGTGTATTGTCATCATAATAAGATACTATGGTGGGTGTTGTGCAATATTCGAGTAACACAACCTGCCCGCCATTTACATAGCTGTTCCAATCTACACCGATAATATATTTATGGGCTGGGTTCTGTTTAAATCCTGGGGCCCAGATATCTGGGTCATCTATATTAACATTTCTGCAATATTTAATAATGCTCGAGTTAATCAGATGATGCTTATATACACCACCATATTCTTCGCCAAATTCGGCTCCATATTCTCGAGCATACGCGTCTGAAGGAGTGGTAGATTTAACTTGGAATTCGGTAGACTCCGTAAGAGGAAGTCCCATTTCTTTAGCTTTTGCTATAGATATCCATCTGTCATTATCAGCATGCCATGAAGGATAATGTTTGTGCCACCATCCTAATTCTTCTGATCTAGTGCAATTATGAGTGCAAAGATTTTGAACATTATAAGTATGTGTTCGTTCTGTTTCTAGATTGTAAACATAATCATCATATGACTTCCTATAAATTTTGTCTACTCTAATATACAATCTTCCTTCTTTATCGTATTTAATTTTATAAGAATTATCAGATAATTGATATATTGTGTATACATTGTGTTTGTCCGTTTTAACTGATGTATGAAATGTAGAAGGTATTCCTATATTTATTGAAATAGATAAAAGTTGTTTTGCTAATTCCTTGGAAGTAGAAACAAAAGAATATTTCCCAGATTGAAGTTTAAAGCCATCTCCATTAATATAGCCGTCAAGAAGGAGTTGACCTAGATCTTGAATATCACACCAAGCCTTATCACAAGTAGCCATAATATAAGGATGAAGTTTCTTTTTATGAGAATATTCTCCGCATAGTTCTATTAAAACATATGAAATCCATGAAGAATATATTAGTATCGATGTGCTATTGTCTTTTCTTCCATAGGTGGTTTTAATTGTAGCATTAGGAAAAATATCAGAAGCAATAGAAACACACTCATCTATATATTGTCGTTCTTTAGAATTAAACGTAAGTTGTATACCAGCATAATAATGATTATCCAAAGAAAAATCTTTAAGTATATTACCTTCTGCTAGATAATATCCTAAAAATTTATAAAATTTTCTTTGATCGCGTAGATGAATAGTATTTAAAAATTCTTGAGCCTTAAGTAAATGTTGTCGTTTCCTATTATCGAATGGCCACAAATCATTATATTTTTTCTTATCATTTCTATATTTAAATAATTGTCGTCTCATTTGACGAGACCCAAATATATCTTCCGCTGCGTCTGCATAGTTTTTGTAAAAACTAGCTTTTTCAAACTTAGATAGTCTATCTAGTTCTTTTTCAAAATAATATTGTTGAGATTTGATTTTCATTTCTTGAAAGGAATATTTCTCTTTAGGAACTAATATATAATCGCCAACAACTAGTTTTTCAGCCTTAGTAAAACCATTACCATAGATGAATATTTCGTGATTAGGTGTACACGACAACTTTTCTGATACTCCAGTTGAAAATTCAACTAGTTTTCCTTTAAACGGCTGTTTATATGTAGTGATGACTTTTTCAAAATAACAATCTTCCCCAAATACATAATCTCCAATCTCAACATCTGATATTTTCTTAATTCCGCTATCTGTAGTTATATCAACGGTTTGCGGCCAACACCAATCGTAGAATAGATCACGTTTACCTGTTGGAGTAGAACTTGCGCGGAGACGACAATCAGGGTGACCCGTCCAAATAGGCATAAGTACTTCATCGATGATCTCACGAGGAATAGCATCCATCTCGTCAATAAACAAGATGTTAGCGTCTAGTCCGCGAAGAGATGTACCCTTATTCGAAGAAGATATACCAATAGTATATCCTTCAATTACAGAGCCATTGCTAAACTCTAATACATGGACATCACTAGTTCTAACTTTGGTTAATTGATCTTGGAGTAGCGGGGAATCTCCGATAAGAGCAAGATAGGTATTCCAGATCATTTTGATCTGAGTTTCATAAGGCGTAGCTATAAGTATTTTTATTTTCTGCTGTTTCTTTGCGCCATCTTCTATCATTTTAACGAACGGATAGGCAGCTACCCACCATAATGTATCAGCACATAAAACAACCGTATTATGTGTTATTACATCATTTTGTATATAGTTATGTGTTTTAGGAACCTCAACCGCAACAGTTCTTTTATTTTCCTGATATGATATGCATTTTATTTCATCTGCAAATAAACTAGCATTTGCTAGATCGACAATTTCTTGATTTTTATATTTTAAAGAATAGTCTATAAACTTAGATTTAGATGTTCTTTTATATTGTTTTCTAATATTGTTTTTTCTAGGATGATTAATATTATAATTCTCTATTAACTCTTTTGTTGGGAAAGAATCAAAATAGGTATCCTTATCATTTCTCATTAATACATGTTTTTTAACATTTGCGCAAGCATCCTCTTTGCTAAATATTCCTATCTTATCTATAAAGTTCAAAATATCAGTTTTGGTTCTAATACATAATTGAAACGCTATTTTAATAGTATTTTTATATTTAACATTTTTTTTATTAATAAAATATCTAATGCCAAATCTAGTTAATAAATGTCCAACTCCATATATTAACTCTTCTGAAACAGAGCAATATCCAATTTCACAATTACTAGATTTCCTATTGGACTTACTAACAGAAGCCCAACCATCGCAAGCAAATAATCTAGATAAAAATAAAGCTTGTTGCGGTTTTGATAATTTGATAATTTCATTAGGAATAAATTTAGTGTGAGAATTTTTACCGTATAGATCTAATTGTCTAAGATAATCAATTGCTTCATTATTTTTCATATTAGAAGAAACATATATAGTTTTACATCCAGAACCTAATTCTTCTCTGGTTAAACTATGTCCAAATAAATTATTTTTAAAATCATTTAATAAACGTTCATTTGAATTAGTAAATGACACATTTCTAATTATTGATCCATCTGATAAGGTATATGCTAAAAATTTAACTTTATAGTTATCGATTTTATACTTTGATTCGACTTTCAATTCTGATGGAACTAAAATAGTATCACTTACAGTTAATTCGTCTAGTTTTTTCCAACCACCAACTGTTAAAAAAGGATGATTGCCAGTCGCAGTCACCTTTTTCCCAGATTTTGTTTCTAAAGTATATACAGGTTTAATGCCATTATCTGAAACAATTACAGGAAGACTAGATATAATTTTTAAATCATCATCCATTGTTAATACAGATAATTGTTCACCATTATTATATCTCTCAAGTAATTCACCAAACGTTAGCCTGGTTCCATCTGATAATGTACATAAATCATTAATATAGCTACACTTACCCATGCGGCGGCCATATCGTAAAACCATTCTACGAAATTTCCTGGTATTCTCCATTACTTCTTGTTGATATGATTTGAGAACTAATGGTTGATCAGAATCCATTGGATTTCTTAGGAATGCGTGACACCATTTTGTTGGGTTAGTAAATAACTTCCTTATTTTAGGATCTTTAAAATCTATATCCAAAACTTTCTCCTTTTTCCTTTTTATCTACTGACGTATTTGGCTTCCTGACCGAAACCGCTTCTCCCCGTTATCTGTGCTTTAGACATTGCTTGTAACGCACGTTGTCTTTCAGTGGCGGCGCCTCTAGTTAGATAGGTCATCTCCAGCCTTCCTCCGAGTTCTGGCATGAATCTATCTTCATATTGTTGTAGAGCATTATCAGCTTGGCTTACTATAGCTCGACCAACTGGTTCACCAATCATTCTTGCTATATCCATCGCAAACATTACTGCTCCAGCACTAGCAGCGACTTTACCAGCACGTAATGCCCATTTAGCTGCATTCTGACCTACAAGTTTGCTACTAAACATAGCTGCTCGTTTTTGTTGTCTTGTTAGTGCTCTTTGAGCTTTACTCATTTGATTCTGAATTCCTATCTTTTCTCCAGTAAGAAAACTAAGGTCATATTGTGGTCCTGCTAATTTCTTAGCTCTTTGTTGTGCTACTTTTTTGAGTGTTGCTTGTTTAGTAGATTTACCCATTGGTCTGTATTTTACCCAATCAACTTTAGCTTGTGCTTCTGAAACCAGATCATTTGTAAATTTTAATCTTAGTTCTTGATTTGCTATAAACTTTTGATATCGTGCAGATTTTCTGGTAGCGGATGTTATTAAATTTTGAGTTCTATCTCCAGTATATGCACCTATACGTGTACCCCCAGTACCAAACGGTCTAACGGCACCACCCATCTTAAATAAGTTACCAGCACTAGCAATATATCTCTTTTCATCAAAGGCTGTTTTAACTGCACCCCATGTTTTCTTACCAGCATCAATATTGAACGGAATATGAACACCTTTTGTGCCACTCCATAAAGAGGGCATATGACCATACATCCATAATTGTGTAGATGGTTTAAATGGAGCGAGAGCAACGTCCCCAATTAAGTCTATTCCTTGAGGTTGCTCTTGATATGCCTGATATTGATCCATTTTAGCCATTAGTATCTCCCATGTCTGGTCTTAGACAGTCCAAGAGTTAGGCCCTGCGTCCCACCACGGTTAAGCATTCTATTCGTACCAGATGCTAATCCCACTCTACTATTATGAAGCATACTTCTAGAGTATGTGTAGTCTTGTAGATATCTTTCGTGTACAATTTCTTTAGCCTCGTTCATCCCGCCTTTCATTACACTTAGACCCAGCATAGCTGTAGCGCCTAGAGCAAAGCCACCACGAAGAAGACTTTTACCAGGACCACTGCGCGCCATCTGTAGTCCCACGTGTCCCATTTTATGTAATCCCTGTTTGATTTTAGATCCATGGCCAGCTAGCACTTCTCCAGTATCTAGAGTTTTTTGCGCTAATCTCTTTCCTGCTCTTAGACCAATTTCTCTACTAGCATCATACTTAATGATAGTTTTTCCAGCTTTAGTACTGGATCTTAATGCACTTAATGCCCCTCCAGGTTTATATGATCCAGATTTAGCAAGCACTTTAGCACCTTTATATGCTGTCCTAATTCCCCCTTTAGGTAAATTGTATAAAGTAGTTTTGGCTAAACCCACTGTTCCGAAAGCAACATCTCCAACAGCTGTTTTACCAAATGCTTTATAAGCTGACTTACCAAAATTTAGAATTCCTTTTAATACTGCTGCTCCAGCCATAAGTTACCTCAATAGTGATGATGTCTAATAGCGTTATCACTCATTTTTAGAGCAACATTACTATCTCTAATCGACCTACATGTAGTATAGGTACCTCTTCTCACAGCGCTTTTATAAGGGGTAATTGTTTTGGCTGCTGCTTTAGCTAGTTTTACAGGAGAACCGAAATCTGTCATGTTGTCTCTAAGAATATCGTATCCTCGATCATAATTCCTAGGTATAGCGGGCTGAGGTGACATTGAGGCTTTAACTGAATGTTGAATAAGATTCCAAGCAATAAGACCAGCGCCTAAAGCCATACCACCTTTACCAATTTTAGTCTTAGCCAAATTCATGAACGCGCCGCCCACACGATGAAGTGTTTGTGTGGCTTTTGGTTTTACAGCATTTTTCCATATATCGCCGTTTTTCCAAGCGCTCGGTATATATCTGTGTCTCTGGATATCTTGACCTAAAAATCCAAATGCTCTATCAAAAAATCCTTTGACATTGTTAGCAGTAGTGTGTCTGAGTTGGGCGTCCATTATTCGTTTTTAACATCATCGGCTGCTTGTAGTATCATCTTTTCAAGAGTGTTAATATCGCTATTGGTGCCATATTTCTTCTTGGCGCGTCTAGTAGCAACGAATGCATCTATGATACTATGCTTAAGCTTTTTAAGATCTAACTTAGCTTCTATCAAAGGACTAAGCTCATCTTTAGATATTATATTTTGACCAATCTTACTTTCTACAGTCTGGAGGAGCTTACCGTCCTTTAATGCTGCTGATGCTCTCATATCTAAGAGCTTCATATCTATTAAATCCCATAAAAGTTCCATTTCTATAGGATTATTCGCTTCTATTCCAAGGGAACACATCACATCTGCCTCTAGCTGATAGATAATCTTCTTTTCAACTGGGCACGGATAACCATATGGTGCAAGTGCTTCTCTTTTTAATATACAGATCTCTTTGTAGGGGCAGCCATCGTGACAGGTCATCACCATAGATGCTTGAGAACTAGCAATAGAGACAGCACCAAATGCTTTTACTATTTTTTTTAATTTTTCTTTATTTTGTAGTAGTTTAGCAGTTTCCTCTTCTGGATAAACTGCTAACAATGCTCCAATATCAGGATTCTCTTTCTTTAGAATCTCTAGATGACGCTCTTGAGGTATAGGCGCTCTCATATTGACCGCTTTTGACATTATTTTCTCCTTAATTAAAAAGAATGTGGGGCCGAGGCCCCACTAATCTTTAATTATTTATCTTGTAAACGTATTAAAAGATCTATTTTTTAAACGTCTAGCTCTATCTTTCTTTTGTTGTCTGCCTCCACTAAATACTACTCCAGGTCCAGGAACTGCAGCTCTGAAATTAGCAGAAACAACAGCAGGTGAGGTTGCGTTATCAGCATCATCTTCACCAACAGCATAGACCGTATATTGAGTAGAATATGCAAGATTAGTAAGATTAATAGTGGCAGTAGTACCAGAAACTAATGGTGTACTACCAGCAAATCCTGCTGCAACAGATGTTCCAGTAGCATCTTGTCCTGCTTTGATCTGAGTCGCACTCGGACTCGATGCTCCATTAAGAACAACAACACAATATCCACTACCAGCGTCATCTAGATTCATTGACATTATAGCAGAATTAGTAGTAATAGTTCCAACATTTGGATAACCAGCATTCCATGCAGGCGGTGTAACGTCTGTTGAAAATAAGACCGATTGTGGAATTGTTTGTAGATTGGCATACTCATCCTGAGCAACCAAATGGGCGCTATAAGCAGTATTAGGTACTAAGCCAGTTATGGTTAGATTGTATACTGTTCCTGCTAAAGCCATATCAATTGCAACGCCACTTTCTTTTACACCTGAAGAAGTTGGTAAACCAGAGGCTATCGGCAAAGCAAGACCAAAACCACTACACGAAGCAGCATCGACTGCTAGTGAAAATACACCAGAAGTCGCATAAGCGGTATTTAATATAGGATAAACTCCCGACCACGTTGGAGGAATATTATCTACTGTTAGACAATATACAATTACCCCTGTTGCTTGAAGATTATTAAATATATCTTCAGCTACAAAATTAACTGCATATGCTGTATCTGAATTTAGACCAGATACAACGCAGGTGTATATTCCAGTTGCTTCTGGAAGAGATATTGAATTTCCGAGGCTTTTAATTGTAGCCGCTGGTACTGCAGGAGCACCACTTGCCATCTCTATGTAATATCCTTCGCAGTTATCTTCGCTGGCGTTAACCGCAAACGTAGCAGTATTTACAGTAGTAGATACTCCAGATGGATATCCTGAACCCCAAGTAGGAGGAGTGATATCTAATGTTGTATAACTAAATGCTGTTCCAGATGCTTGTAGATTAAGAGTTATAATATCTTCTGCTACACAGTATGCGGTGTATGCTGTATTCTCTGTAAGACCATATTTGGTTGTATAGTACACTACACCAGATGTAGGCATATCCACAACACTACCACTAAGTTTAATTGCGGCACTCGTCGGGACAGCTGAGCCACTAGCAAGTGTAAGTGCATATCCTCTACTAGCGCAGTCTACTGCTAGTGCATAGATACCAGACGTCGCATAAGCAGAGTACGTCGGGTCTCCAGGAAAGTATGTACTATATAGCTGCGGATAACCACTTATCCATAATGGGGCAGTGATATCTGTTGTGGTAAAATAAACTGGAGTACCACTAGTCTGTAGATTAGGAACACTATCCTGAGCTACGCAATGTACTGCATAATCAGTTTCTGAAACTAGACCAGTAATAGTTGCAGAATAAACTGTTCCTGAAGTTGCCATGTCTAGTGCTGTACCACTGGTTCTTATTCCAGAAGCACTCGGAGTAGAAAAACCCGAAGCGGTTACTAAATAAAATCCACTACAAGAATATTCGTCTACTGAAAGATTAACATCTACACTCGTTCCAGAAATATTAAGAACACTAGGATAACTAGATATCCATGTGGGAGCAACTGTATCTGGGGGAGTTTCATAAGCGCCCATATCATAAGGAATAGTTCTTGAATAACCATCATAATCATCGGCTGGGGCTCCAGCAGCAGTTGCTGAACGTATACATGGACTAAGAGGCCCCGTCTGTAATGTAAAATCACTACCAGAAGCATTAGTAAAAAGAGGATCAGAGTTTATATTACCTGCACCTGCTGTACCGCCGAGGGCTGAAAACCCAGACCATGTGCAATAACTAACAGCTATTGGTTGTCCAACAATAAATACAGGATTGCCACTAGGAGCAGATGCTAAATAAATATCATTTATAGTTGATCCTGTTATGGCAGTTGGATTACTAATCACCATTGATTCTGAAATGTAATAAACACTATTTTTACTTGTTATATTTGTTGCTCCACCACTAGCATCAACTACACTTTTAAAACCATAGAGTATACAATTTTCGAAATCTATATTATAGGTATATGACATTCCTCCCTGATTTATAAGTCCAAGGCTGGCACCAAAAACTCCAGTAAATTTGCATCTTTGCGCTGTTATGGAGGTAGAAAAAGTATTGCCACCTGCAGAGTGGGTAAATGTATAGGAACCAGTTGAGTTTATAACAACATCTGACATAATTACATTAAAGGCATCATCACTAGTAGAACTCATATTGATGCGGCTGGTTCCCAAATTAATAATAGGTTTTGTGGTAGCTGAAACATGTGCCCTTATTGTTATAGTAACATCTGCACTTGGAATTTCAATATTTCCACCAACTGTATCATCAATAGTTTCTCCCAAGCATTCGATAATGTCTCCATCAACTAATGCTGGAAGCGCATGTAAATTGGCGTGCGTCGCTAGGACACCAGACCCAATAACATAGGGGATAGGTGCGGCTGTAGTAAAACTACTAATTAACCAGC